GCCAATTGGCGGCGTAACCTCGAACGAAAAACCGGCTCCCGCATCTGCTTCCTCTTGCTCAAGAGGGAAGCGGCGCGCAGCATCTTGCTGTGCGGGCCAAGCCCAACTATAGACTGAGTCCGTACCTGCAAGAATCGGGGTCCAACATTTGAAGTGAATGAGATTATCATCTGGATTGTAGGTCGCTTCCTCAATGACTACCTTTACAGGGTTGGAGGAGAACTGAGCCACGTTCAAGGTGATACAATCAAAGATGTCCAAATCCAAATGCTTCAATGGCGTAGAGAACTCAACATGTTTCCATGAGTGTGCGGTTCTTATTAGCCAGAAGGTTGCAGATTTGAGGATGGTCTCATAGGTGTTCTGGGTGTAGTAATCCCACGACTCTTCCGAAATGCCGTACTTGTCGACATTATGCTTCAAGATTATTTTCAAGTCGGTTTCATCACTAGCTTCTACACCAGCATCGGTTTTTTTCCAATCAATGACATGCTTAGTTGCTATGTCTTCGGTCTCAGTGAGAGTTATTACAAATGTACCAGCCAATATGTCGCTTTCCGTAATGGTGCGAACAGAGGAGGGTTCATCAGACAAGTATACGAGGTATGCTACATTATCCCGTGTGTAGATAGCACAGCGAGTTTGATATGCAATGTCGTGTATAACCTCAAGGATATTTCTCCGATCCTTGATATAGAAGTTGCACGGGTAGTTTGCCATCTGTGCCTTGACTGCGGCGAACGTTGTCGCATCAGGAGTGATGGACGTGTACTTGTCCAGCAACCACTCGATTGTGTCAACGGGATTCGGGCCAACGCTCGACGTAAACGACACGTATATATCGTCGCCCCAGTCTGAGTCAATTAGACTCAGCTTCTTCTCGAATCCGATCTCTACATCTTGGTAGCCCACGTAATCTGTGTTGTACACGGTGTAATACGCTGACGGGACTTCCATGAGAAGACGACGCCCCGAAGGCTGCGTCCTGTAGGCAGTCACGCTGTCAACCGTGCCGGGGAGTAGGCTGACGATATACAGGATTTCTCCCTCGCCCTCCAGGAACACTTCCGTCCCCGCCGGTTTCCAAACGAAACCAGCCGATTCCATATCCTCGTAAGCCTGCCACGAGGCGGAAGACCCACCTACCGGCCCCTGTCTCCAGATGCCATTGTCGGGATCACAGTCTGCCAGGACTTCTGGCGGCGCTTGATTGTGATACCAAGCCGTGCCACTGCCGGTCTGTTCCCATTGTGTGCCGAAGTTGGATTGCTGTATGCCGTAGCCATGATCCTGAACTGTATGACACGCGATATGATCCCAGGTGGCGTAATCGGGGTGTTCCCTATCAGCCACGGTGAAGGTATCTCCGCTGAACGTGCCTCGTAGAATGGCTCCATCAACACTGATGGTGACATACTGGCCTTGAGGAAAGGCGTCCCCGCCTCGAATGGTGAGGGAGGCATGCTCATAGGCTTCCTCTTGTTCCTGACGGTACAAGAGATTGCATATCACTTCAAAACGGTCATCGAGACATTCTGGATCAGGCCCATACTCCCACGAACTGACGGTATTGTAACCTCCATCAGGCGCGGGCACTATAGTCTTTACCTCACCTAGAGGGACAGACGGGCATTGGATTCGTCTTGCTTGGCACAAGCGAGGTTCTATGGTGAAATCACCCCATCCTTCACCGGCAGTTAGATACCCTTTACGAGGCGAACGAACTTGCACTGCTTGCATATTGCAAACTTGACCGAATACTAGCGGCCAGACCTTGCCTAACGCATCCTCTGGTATCTGCGGAAAGTCGCCTTCCTCCATAGAGAAGCCGACGTCCGCATCTTCGGCGCGGGTGAGGACCGTGAAGGACAGCGTTCTCTCGCCCTCATTCCACACCACGGGACTGTTGATCTCGCCGTTGAACAAGAGCAATTTGTTGGATAGGCTGACGCCCCGAAAAAGCTGATACACTTTTACAGGTCGCTTGTGAATGTCGTGACTGTTGAATATACTCTTCAACGTGCCGTCAATGTCGTCCAGAATGACGCTGATTGATTGCGAGTCACCTGAGCCAGATACGAGCAAGGCTGTGTCAAAGCTACTCACCTGGGTCAGCGTTGGATATGGGTACGCGGCCCCGGCGATTCGTTGGTCAGAATAGAGAACCTCGTCAGAGTCCTCAGTCCATGAGACCCCTATACTCAGGATGGGCTCAGTTCCCAAATCCTGCTGCAAAGCCGCGAGTGTTTGCGCTGGCACTGTCCTCATTACTCTCGCTCCTCGAATTGAAGATTAACTGTCATCGTCTCACCACCAGGGAAACCACCGGCTTTGGACTGTCCTTGCATATCAAAGGGATTCCCTTGCAAGTATGCAATCCAAACAGTGTCGTCGTGATCTGTTATACGCATAGCCGAGCGGTAATAGACCTTGAGAAAGGCTCTCAACTCAAGAGCTTTGCTGCGAGCTATTACAAAGGTATATCGCAACCGCTTTCGCCCTTGGCGTTGTTTAGTATATGTATACAACGTGCCGTCCATAGCTCTTGCCGTCGTCAGCGAAGAAGCTATTTCCTCAGAGTCGCCCCATGTTGGGCTAGGGAGCAGGACAGTAGTTTGGTAGCCTGGAAAAGGCGCTTCTATCTTGAACATTAGGGACTCACCAGAACAGTGTTAACAGTTTGAACAAACTCCATAAGATCGTTTGGGGCGTAGCCATCCACCAATACTCCCTCGAACTCAAACGTTATTGTCCACCCCTTGCCGCCGCAGGCGTTTCGCCCACCGTCGTTCACTGCGGCCTCATTCGGAGTGGTGACGACTCCAACCCATTCCCGACCTTCCCAATCTTGCATCCCTACTTCTTCACCAATATGAGACACAAAAAATGCTTGCAAGTCGTCTATCTCAGTTTTGGTTAGACCGACGAACGTTGCTATGATAGTCTCAGTCTTAGGCCAGTCAGGATCAGCAAAGACAGAAAGTTGCCCGCCCCTGGTTTCCCGAGTGATCCTAGTGAACGCCAGACGATCAATGTTATCTAGCTCGGGAGCCCTCAATACAACAGTGTCAGTCGGGGTAGCTAGGGCCGGGTATGATAACTGGAATCGCGTGGTTGTTGGATCGGCTTGAACTATCGGTTCCGTCGTTTCCGGCGGGGTAGGGGAGCCAGGGATAGTGTTCTCGCCGACGAACGGCGTATATTGCTTAGTGCCACACGGACTCTCAACATAGTACGTCAATGAATGACCAATAAAGTTTGTGTCAGACATTACACGCACGAAGTCATTGCTCATTGCAATAGTTTGGCTGAGATTTAAGTCAGATGTATCTACTGGCTTCGACTTGCCGCTTTCTAATGAATCAGTGATGCCTAGAGTAGAGAATGGGGTCTGCGATCTATAGGCTTCGTCAGAGAAGTTAAGGGTATTGTTTGCAGTAACGTCCTGCGTCAGCGGGAGAGACTGGGTGAAGGAAATTATGTCCTCGACCACAACTGGCCCCCACGGTGTTCCTTGATAGGCGTTGACCGTTTGGTTAAGGTTTAGCTTGGCCAGTATGCTTGTGTACCTTGGGCCAGTCCACGCCAAGGCATCTGTGAAGTTGAGTGTGCTGCCAGCACTCTCAGTAAAAGTCTTGTGATGCAAAAACACTACGTTTTGCGTCAGCGCGAGCGCATTGTTAACACTTTGTTCCCTGTCTCGCACACCGACAGCATTTTGCGTGAACGCTATCGCGTTGTTAGCACTCTCAAGTATACTAGCCGCAGAGACGGAAGTTAAAACTTCCACCACTTGTTTTGATACGCGTAGTGCCCCAGTGCCGCCAGCTAAGACTGCCATTATCTGCTTTGAGACGCGGAGCGATCCGTCACCGGAGACGAGGACTTCATTAGCCTGTTTACTGACACGTAAAACCATATTAACCGACCTTTACACCAAATTTAGATGCGTTTACCCCTGACGCCGTCCAAGCTGTGCTTGTGTCCGGGTCTTCTTCCGCTAATCTTATGACCGTCAGCCAGTCTGTAGTACCAACTATTTGCGCTAAATCATCATACTGTGTGCCGCCAGATTCTATAGGAGTTATAAGGGAAAAGGTTGTGGCGTCCGTTTCCCTGCACACAGTATTTATCTGGAGGCCGTAAATGTCACCAAGAGTAGGGAGGGCATCGTAATCATACAGGTCAGTGACGCTCGCCGTAGACTCTTCGACATAGGACGTGTCTTCATCACAAGGATTCTCGTTCACATTTTCGTAGTGATTGGCGCTCGGTGTAGAAGTCGTCCAGTTGGCCGTATCATCACCGTCAGGATTTGCGCAAGCTACCTTGACGGTGCCTAAGAAATC